GCTAGTTAAGGACGTTTCCTGTACTCTGTCTGCGACTACAAGAGCCATTTAGGACTCCTTAGCTTGTTGCTGTTGTTGAGTATGTAACTGCTACTGTATCGCCAGCTGTTGTAACTTTAGCTACTGCAAATGCGCCTGCTGAATATAATACACCGCCAGTATTGCTTTGTGTATCCACTGCACCAGCACCTGTGACTAAGAAACACCCACTTACTGTGCCGCCAGCACCTGTAATAGTGTAAGTAATAGCTGCTGCTGTACATGTTGTTACGTTAGTTGGAGTTGACCCTGCTGATGATGCTGCACCAAATACTGCTGTACCTCGCACTGCTGATCCGCCTACTGTGTAGTTAGTAAATTCTGTCCAACCAGCATGTGATGTTGCAGTATCTGAGCCTGTACCAAATGTAGGAGTAGCTCCGCCAATTAAACCTAGGAAAGGCCCTACTGTTGTATATGTTGATGGGGATATAGTGCGAAGTAAAGTATTGAACATAAGCTCTTTACCTACCGCATTGACTAAGTTAGGAAATGATTCTTCCCATTTTAAATTACCGTTTGCGTCACGGCATTCAACGTGATAGTGACCTTCTATCCCTAATAATTCATTAGCTGCTGCGCCTGTATTTAATGTAGCAATAGCTGAATCACCATAGCCGCCTGTTTCTTTAATCATATGTTTCTCCTTAATTAATTCTTAATACAGCAGTGGTTGAGGTAGCTGCTGGAAATTCTATTGTAAATGTTGTAGTGGCTATCTTTTCTCCGCCGAAATTTAGTACCGCGACTGATGCATTTGTAGTGCTATTATATATTAAGGCGCCTGATGCTGCAAAGTTTGCAGGGCTCCAAGTCACATTAGCAAACGTAACATAAGCCGTGTTATTACTAGGATCACTGCCTATAGTAGGAGCTAAAACTTTACCCCCAGCTGTGTAGCCAGTACCTGTAATTTCGTCTTGCGTTGTATATGCAGTTGTTTCACTATTAATAGTTGCTACCGCGTTATACAAAGCTATTTTATATGTATATGGTGACCCAGCATTAAAATTTACTAAACCTTGAAGCAAGTTTAATTTAAACGTTGTGGTCTGTGCTTGTCCTAAAATCATGTTCTAACCGGAACCCTAACTTGACCAGAACGATACGCATCTTGTCTATTCTTACCATCACCAAGTTGAATCAATAACTGCATAGCATCATCATATCGTTTTTGATACTGAGCTATAACATCTGCTTCACCCTTCATATAGGTGTACGCTTCTAATAATGAACCATATAAAAGAACTGAACTAAAATTATCACCTAACCAAGACGTACCTGATATAGTCGTTGTAATAGACTCAGGATAATAAAAATAATGTAATTCAACAGCATAACTAGCGTCAGGTGTCGGGCCTACTATAAACGCTGAATTATCAAATACTGCGTAATACTGGGGCTGCCCATAAAAATCTGCATCTGTATCTGGAAATGACTGTCTAATAAAATTTACATCCTTATTTAAAAGATACAAGTATTCATTATTTGCATTAATAACTGCCAAACTAAAAGTAGATAACCAATCACTAGGCACAGCTAAATACTTATTAGCCGCCGTCAAACTACCCGTTACATTTTTACGAAGTGCAGGGAGTTGCACTGAATTGTATATACGTTGTTCAGCTTGAGTTATAAACGTATTTATATCTACGGTTTGAAACGTATTCTCAGTATAACTTTGTATTTCGTCGACTAACTGGGTGTAATTCATTTATTACGCCATAGGACCACGAGCTTTGGTACCTTTAGTAGCTGCGCCACATCCACGAATAGTAATTCCTTCAGTCTTAGCAGGGCGAGTAGGATCACCTACGCTTACACGTTGCACACCTGTTTGCTTGCTAATTTCTTGTGATCTTAATGTATTAGGATCTTTACTGAAATAAATGTCTGTACTATTTGGATTTACTCTTGGTTGTACATACTTTTCTAATGGTTGTGCAGTATCGCCAGGGAAAAACTCTGTTCCTGTTGATTTTGCTGCAGATCTATTATCTTTATTTTTACCCACTACAACTGGTGGACTATTTTTACTTGTCGCTGGAACTTTAGTTGCCATGATAATTATCCCTTCATTTGTGCTGCGACTTTAGCCATGCCACGACCTAATTTTTTCATGTCAGCATTAGTTTTACCACCTTTGCTACCTGATTCTTTTGGGCCGTTTTGAATAGCTACTTTAGCGCCGTCGTCACCTAAGTTACGACCTTTAGTTTTACCTTGTTTAGCAATACCGTCTGCTGCTGATCTGAATCCCATATACTTCTCCTTATGTTGTTGATACTGTTACTGTGCCTACGTTACCTATCCCTACTAGATCATTAGGCGTTAATCCAGCATCGTTTGCTCTTGATCCACCTACAGGATTGTATCCCCACTGTATAACTCGGCTACCTAATAACGGTACACCTGTTTCAGATTGCAATGGCCCTGTAACTTCTAATGTTTGTAACCCATTTAAACCTGATTGGTAGTAACCTAAGTCAGGACGTGGATTTCTAACTGCCTGCGGATCATTAACTGGGTATAGGCCTAAGCTTAACTGCGGTTGATCCGGTTCCCAACATTCTGGGCATACCAATATATTAACATTTTTGGTCTTGATAACCAATCTTTTAAGTTGTTTTAACTTAAATCTAAATCCACATCGATCACACTGGGAGATCGAATTCTTGGCACTAGCGTATTTAATTGGCATTAAACAAACCTACCTTTGGTCTTACCCTTCTTTTCAATGCCATGGCCTCGAACTTTAGGAGCAGAAGCTTTTTTAACTTTTCCACCTTTTTTAAAAGGGATTTCATATGTAATACTACCATCACTAACACCTTTAGCATCACCGCCTAAACTAGCTCTTAGTTTATGTTTGTTTTCAAATTCTTTAGAATAAGTAACATCACCGCGATCAATACCAGCATCTTTAAAACCTTTGCCTTTAGCATAATGCCCCGATGCGCCAATCTCAATGCTTGATGATTTATCAATAGGATGTACATACCCTAATCTTCCGCCTACGGAAGTAACATCATCTGCCCTTGTTCCACCAGCATTTAAGTTTAATCGTTTAATTATCTCAGCAACATCAGCCATGGTAGAACATCTCTCTTGGTACGAACCTCACAGATGCTTTTTCTCTATCCTCATCAGCGGCTAGTTGGAACGATGCCTCATAATCAGCTCTTAACATTTGAATACGAGTAGGATCAACATTAGGTAACTTCATACTTAAATAAGCAGCTAACCCTGCAACCATACAAGGAATAAATCTAAACGGAATATCTTCTACGTTGAGGCCGTTACCTGCGTCCTGAATACGTCTCATTCTGTAATACACGAATTGGTAGTAATCACTTTGTTCTGGTGTTGGCCACACGTTAACAGTAGGTAAATTTTGTACATAGATTTTAGCACCGATTGCATGAGCGGCTAGTGTAGTATTATTTACAGCCCTGATACATCCTGTTATGTCGTTGCCATCAATACCACCGTATTGAATCGTTTCATTATCTATTTTAACAAAACCAAACTGAGCTAAACCTACAGTACTTGATAACGTAATGGTTTGTGGGTTTGCAGCTGTTGATGCGGTAGCAGTTAATGTTTCATTTAAAGTAATCGTAGTAGGATTCTCTTGACCACTTTGTCTATTAATCCACACTTGGATCGGACGACCTGTAGCATTTTTAGTAGGAATCGTAATGTATGTAGATTCAGAAATACGGTTAATATTAATGTCTTGTTGGTTTTGACCCGTACCTGTACGAGTTACCATATCAAGTAAATCAATTGTATCAACAGGTAATGCATACATAATTTGATTTTGGTTTAACGCTATTTGACCTGGTTCTACAGTCCACAAGTTAATACCACGATTAGCCCACTCAATAGTGAGTAAGTTTAAACTACGTCTTGCAGTTCTTAAATCGTATCCAGTACGTAACTCTTGACCGCAACGTTCAAACGCATCTTCAACTAAGTTATTTAAATCTAAATTAAAACTCGTCTGCCCTGTGGTTCTATCTACCATTATTTTTTCCCTTTAGGAAATCCTGCCTTCATGTTTGCATATGCTTTAGGTGATATTGTAGACTTAGATTTTGGTCGTGAAGTACCAGCCTTTTTTCTAGCATTTATATTTGCATAAAGTCCTACAGGTCCACCTTCTTTAAACTGAATAAAGTCTGTGTTGTCCCTTCGTTTTTTAACCACACCCTTAGGCATTTTATTCTCAGTAGCACTAGGAATCTTAGTTTTCTTTATAGCACCCATACCACGTGAAGGTCTCATTATTTTTTTAAGCCTTTTAAAGTTTGTGCTAAGCGCGCACGTTGACCCATTTTGCCTGGAGCCTTAGCAGCTTTAGCTAGTTTACCAGCTGGAATCTTTTCACCTTTTTTAACACCAAGTGATTTCTTTAATGAACCCGGTTTTGATATTGCTTTTTGAATCCACTTTTCTGCCATGATTAAATAATCCTTCCTTTTGTTTTGCCACGAACAGCGATGCCATTAGCTTTAGCTAGTTGAGATACTTTGCCACCTGAAGCCATGCATTTAACTTTACCGCCTTTTTTCATGCCTTTTTCAGACTCAATTTTTTTAGCAGCTTTCATTTCAGCATAACCTTGTTCTAAACCACGTCTAGCGCTTTCATGAGGATTACCAAGAGCGACATCTAAAGCTTTATTAATGGGCCCCATAACTGGACCTTCTTTACCTCTTTTAAGTCCTTGTCCGTAACCTTCTAAATAATCATCTTTTTTTGCCATAATAAACTCCTTAAATAATCTTGCCTCTAGTTTTACCTTGTTTAGCAATACCATTAGCTTTAGCTAATTGAGATACTTTGCCACCTGAAGCATAACCACAGCCTTTAGTCATACCACCTTTTTTCATACCCATAGCTTTATCGTAGGCTGCATGTTTAGCAACAATTTTGCCTTCTTTTTCAGCGTGTGCATCTTTTTGCGCAGTAGTACCAGCAAATGATTTCTTGCCAGTTTTGTAATCGTATTCCATTTCTTTAGTAACAGTCTTAGCTACGCCGCCTTTTTTAAGAGCAGTTAAGTTTGACTTTTTACCACCGTGTAATTGTTTTTCATGCATGCCGATAGCTTTTTTTGCCATCTTTTTATCTTGTGCTAAATCTTTCTTGTCCATCATACCGCCTCCTTTAAATTTACGACCTTTGTCTGCTTGAAGAAATTCTTCTCCTACCGATTTTTTAATACCGACTTTCTTAGCAAACGCTGGATTGTTAGCTACGGCCGCCATTAAATTGTGTTGTGCTTTAGATTTACTAGGCATTTTGCTGTTTCCATCTTTCGCATTTAAAACAGTTACAATCTGCGAAGTGTTTAGGTTTTGAGTAAGTAACTACTTCTCCTTGTTTTAATTCTTTAATAATAACTTCTTTTACTTCTTCAATAATA